AACAATAGCATCGTTATTGTCTTGGTCATTTCCAACTGTAGTAGCGTCTCCTCCAATTGTTGGAGGAAATCCACTGAAAAAGTTGGAAACCACGTCTGGTGTAGCACCAACTGCTCCAACAACCATTATCTGAGCATCAGCAGGGACAGTAATAGCCTGAGAACCTGAGTTAGCAGATGAAGCAATTACTGTGACTGATCCCGTTCTAGTTACTGCCATAGCTTTATATTTCCTCTAGTCAGCAAACAACTACGCACCCAGAAATGTAATTTCCCAATTAACTTGTAAAGTATCTGCTGTTGTTACATCCACCGCTGGAGTAATCTGAGCATATGCTAAACAATCGGCAGAAGCTGGTGTAACATTATTTAAAAGAGCGGCTTCATCTATTCCAGTGATATTTAAGTCACCAGCTTCAAATGTAGCCCTATATTGTGTAACATTGTCGTCAGCAGCACTAAATGCTCCCTTTTGTTTTGGATATGTTGCGTCCATAACTTCAGGAGTACCAGTAGCAGTATTTACTACTGTGTTAGTCTTTGGTGTAACTCCTGTCCATCCAGTGCCTACTTGAATAAAACCATTTGTATTGTCTAGCTTTACTCTTGCTGGAGTCATACTCATAAGGTCTGCTACTAGAGCATCTCCCTCATCAGTAACTATGTTGTGATTAACTACCAACATATTTCCAACTGGCATTTTAAATGTGTTTCTTAGAAAATCTGTTATGAAATCTGGGAGCCAATTAAGAAATGAAAATCCTTTGTATCTTTTTACATTTCCATCTTGGGTCATTACTTTAATAACTAGCTTTCCTTTAATTTTTGATTTGTCTCTTAACATTTTAAATTTTCCTATGCCTTACTGTAGATAATTTTAACAATACCAGTAGATATTGTAGATATGTCGCTTGAGCTAGATGAAATTTCAAGCTCATGGCTGTAATTTCCAGGTATAATTGTTAGCGTGTCTTCTGGAAGTAAATTTAATTCTATTTTACCATTGGTTGGAGTTGGGACTTCAATTTGCCCACTAGTAACTGATTTTTCCAAAACTAAAGTTTTGGTTGTTAATTTATACATAACCCAGTGAATTGATGAAGCATAAGCTGTTAAATCTAAAACAACATCATTCTCATCATAGGCTGTGAAAATTATTTTCTTTGTGTCTCCCTGAAAAACATCAAAATTTTGTCCAGAAACTGTCATTATATCACCTGAAATAAATAAAATGGGAGGGTGTGCTATTTACACCAAACCTTCCTCCCAAGATATAATTAGTTATTAAACTGTCTTACGACAATCCACCAAGTACAAAGATACCATCGGCTCGGTCAATAATCATACCAAACTCTTGATATAGTTCTAAGTTCCACTGTGGAGGAGTTGGGTTCATATCAGTCCATTCCTTAGTGCGGGCTTCTCCATGTGTAATGAATTCACCTACGTTTTCTCCAATAACAAGAACCTTATCATTAGGAAGTTGAGCGGTGTGGTCAATGGGATTGTCATATGTCTGCTGTAAAGCGAGAATAGGAGCACCATAGTACCTACCTAACCAACCTGTCTGCATAATTTCTTGAATGCTTGAAGGAACTGCCTGAAGGCTTACGCCGTCTGACCATCCAGCACCAAAAGTTGTGATTGGAGTAAGGGCTGCACGAGTACCAACTACTGCACGAACTCCGCCCGTGGTTTGATTAACATAGTCAATAGCATTTTTCAAAGCTGTTGATGTTAAAGCCCCACCGACGTTTGTGAAGTTATTAGGTGTATTTCCTGCTGTCCAAACTGTTGAAAGAGCTAAGAAGACTTTATTCATATAATAGTCTCTTAGTGATGCTTGCATTTCGGTTCTAATTTCATCAATTGAACCAAGTTCGCCAGTCTCTAACTCCCACTCGTTAAAGTGAACCTTCACATCTGCGCCGTCTAACACGTAGTTAATTCGGTCACGAACTGTGATCTCACTTGCGAGGTGAATTGAGCCAGGTACTAAAGTTCTAACTTTTACACCTGAGCGTACTTTCTTTACTAAAGCGTCGCCTTTATTAAGGGAGCGAGAGTTTAGAAGAAGAGAAATGAAGTCTGTTGTAATATGCTGAGGTCCTACGACTTCAACAATTAACTGTGCTAAAGCTTCCCGTTTACCGTCCTTAAGTAAAGCAGCGAAAGCTTCCTTGAATTTTGTTTCATCCATGTTATTAATATCCTCCAGAAAATTTTATTCGATTCTAATTGTCAAAGAACCAGTGGCATCGTCATAGCTTCTTACGAAGCCAACAACACCAACCGCGTTTGTAGCTACATATTTTGGTTTTCCAGCATCTGCACCACTGTATTCAACAATGAGAGCAGCACCTGGAATTTCCAAAGCGGCATTATAAATCCACTGACCAGAAGGTAGTGTTACTGTGCCGTCTACAAAAGCTAGTGCTTTGTAACCAGAAGGAATTGTCTGACTTTCTTGATTTCCAGGGTGGGTTAACCACATCTTAACTCCTGTTAAGGGTCCAGCTTGTGAATTAACATATCCACCACGAAAGTCAAAGGTTGTTTGAGGGTAGTCCACAATAGGAGCCTGTCTGTTGTCTACAGCGAATGTAACACAGTACTTAGCTCTTGTTGCTTCTTCCGAAGTTGCGGGTACTCTAACACCTGGTAAATCTGAATCTACGTTCATAAATGAGCCGTTAATGGTGTTTGATGTTAGAATACAAAAACGTCCTTCGACTATTGCATCCTGAGCAATTACACCAATGACTTCTTCAAAAAGATTGATTTCCATTATTTATATCACTCCTAATTTACTTATTTAACATTTCTATTTTTAAGATATTCTACGAGTTCTTCTCTTGAAGTTGTTGACTCAGAATTTCCTAAAATTGCGGGTATTTTTGTTTTCTTTGAAGCAGTTGCTTGTGAACTTTCAGAAACAAAGGCAGTAAGCTCTTGAATCATAAAGTCTAAAGCACCACTATCTAGGCTTGAAAGCTTCTCTGAATTCTCAAGATAATATTCATCACTCTTGATAATTCCAGCTTCAACAAATCTCGCCTTCACTGATTCTAACTTCTGTGCCTTTTCGGTCTGAGCATCAACTGATGCTTTGAACTCTCTAAGTGATGCTAGTTCAGATTCTTGTGTAGTACCTTGTTCAATTAATTGAACTTTCTCAGCGTCTCTCTGAGCTAGAATTGCGTTACTAGCATCAAGAGCTGCTGTTTGTTCAGCTAACAAAGCAGTGAGTCTTTCAACTTCTGCTTGTAATTCTATGGTTGTTGTATCCAACGTAACTTCCTCCAATGTATTTTTTTCTGTAGGAAACTCTTCTTTATTTTTACTATCTACAATAGGTTTGGAATTAAAGTTATTTATAAGTTCATTAAGAACTTCTGTTCTTTCTTTAATTATTTCTTGTGGGAGATTTGAAACACTCAAATCATTTAAAGTATCTTTAAGTTTAGTTCTGTCTATAGTTCCGTCTTTATCCATTATTGGAAAATAACGTTCACCATTTTCATCTATATACATAAAGGAAGAGTCGGGCAATTCTTCTAAATAAGCAGGACTCCATTTTTTTGCTGCCACAGATAGAAACTGGGTTCTGCCCTTATAGGCTGGAGTTCCTACCACTGTAGCTGCTCTTAAAGTGGTGTCTTGTAAATCTATGCTGTCTGTCTCTGTGTTAAAAACAGAATTTGAATATAAAATTTCCCACGAAACATTAACAGCCTGACCGTCACTAAATTTTTCTTTTATGTATTGAACATCTTCTGGTCTTTCTTGTCCCCAAAGAGCCGCTAAAGCTACTATAGCAGAAGCACCTTCATTGGTTTGAATTTCCTTCAGATGTGTAATTACTCCAAGAGGTTTAGATTCATCGTGACCTTCTCTAATCTCACCAAGAGCCATCTTAACTGGCATGTGAATCCCACTTTTAATTAGATTAGGAAATTCCGACCTAGGAACTCTTTGACCATTAGCGTTTTTTCTGTCGTCAGTCAGTATAAATTTAGCCCAAACAACAGTTGGATTCAGTAGATAGGATGAAAATGCTTCCCCCATTTCAGACGAAACATCATCTTCTTGTAATAATTGTAACACAATTTCCATATTACTGTTGATTTTAGCCTTATTTTTTGCCATTATTTTTTACTCCTATTGCATCGCCTTTCGTATCTACAGGTACTTTAGGCGTTTCCACAGTATCGTTAGTATCTTTTGACAGGATTTCAGAATTTTTACTGTTGGGAGTTGGACCAAACTCTGGAAGTCCACCTTCCTTTAGTTTTCCCATTTCTTCTTTCATCAAGTCAACTTCTGTTGAGAAATCAAATCCAAATTCATTTGCAAATGTAGTCCTACTTAGGGCTGCAACATCATAAAGTTTTGATAAACCTTGAAGAGTTTCAGTAAATTTATGTAAGTTAATTGATTTGAATTGTACACTTGGAACGCTTTTAAATCCGTTTCTTTTTGAAATTTCAATACAAATATCTTTTATAACTTCCAAAATCTTTCTTCTAAAACCCTCTGCTGTTTTAATTGGCGATAGTGTGGCTATCTCTGAGTCAGTTGTTCCACTTCTTAGTGCTTCTCCTGTAATAAGAACTCTAGGAAAACCTAACCCAAATAGAATTTCTTGATTAATATCGTCATATTTCTTGATGTCTAGTAGTGCGGTAGTCTCTGGGAAAATCCACTTAATATCAACAGTATGGTTTGTGATTAACTGGAAAATTCTTTCTAGGGTCTGTTCTCCAGTTCCTCTCATCCTCAACTGTGCTCTAATATTCTCAACATAGGCATTGTCTTCCTCAGAATCATTTATTGGAAAGTCTTTATCTCCAAGTTTAACTTGCATTATAGCACTTATAATTTTGTCTATAATAGAATAATCCATCCGTCTGAGTTTTCTCTTGTGATGTAGAGCTTCTAGAGCTGAGTTTATATAAGGAATCGGATATGGATTATCAGAAGTATATTTTCTACGAAAGATGAGTTTATTGTCTATAAATACTTCTTTTGTTCCACTTTCAATTTCCTTAATAAATTCTGGATAAAACTTTATAAGTAATTCATATAATGCTTTATCTTCTTTTCCGTCAGGATACTTACCCTTTGTCTTAATAAAAGCAAGAAGTTCTGAAGGAACTTTTACGAAATATGTGGGCTTATCCGCCAACATAGTTGTGTATATCTTAATTGTTGCGGGGTCTCTCACCCACAAAGAATCTGGTAATTCTAAACTGCTGTACTTCTTTACTCCAAGAGCAAACAGAAAGTCTTTATCTACCTTATTGTATCCTATTTCTGGAATAACTAATCCTGATAATAGAAATTCTGTAGCCATCTGTTCTGCAAACTCTACTAGTTTAGGTTTAATAGCCGTAAATACTCTAAACTCATTTTCAGAAAGTTGGTTCTTAGAGAATACCAAATCGTTAATTCCTATCTCTACTAGCTTATCTATTACACTAGAAACTAAAGGTTCCGTTTTATAGAAGAATCTACAGTGTGTTATAGACTTTAGAAAATCATTTGCTTGACCCTCTTTTGTTGAAGATTGAAACTTTGGTACTTCCGTCCAAGGATTATCTGTTTTTTGCAGTAACTCAGCGAAGGCTATTTTTATTGGTGTTTTTATACTTGTATCGTTTTTCATTTTTTATTTATACCCACCGAGCCTTGATTAATTTTAATTGAGGTGTTGTCACACTGAATGAAGTGGTCATGTGATATGCACCTATTCCACATAACATAGAAGATGTGAAATGATCTTCTCCCCTTTTTCCACCCCTATCCGTTATTGTTCTATACACAATGTCTCCCCCCTGGGTTTTTGTATAAGTCATTCTTTCTAATTCAGTTACTATTTCCATATCAGTAGTTGAAAATACAATTCTATGGTTGTTTGTCATTTCTTGTAGAACTGACACAAAGAATGGTTTTGCTTTTACTCTCTTCTCATTACCATCTAAATCTATACCAATAGAAACATAGGAAGAGAAATCAACTGGATATAGTCTCTCTTTATATTTCTTGTGCATATATTCTTTTCCCTCTTGCAGATGTTGAATTGTAGGTATTCCAGCATTTCCTCTATCTATTCCTATAATCAACGGATTATATTTTGAATCCAGAAAATCTATTATTTTTTCTTGAATTGGATAAGAAACTTTGGAAAGTCTTATCCTCCCATGAAACATGATTCTATCTTTACCGTCTATATAGAAAATGCTTATGGCTGTTGGCTCTGTATATCCTAAATCTATTCCAAAAATAACACCATAGTTATTTACTTTAATATTAGGAAATAGGTCTAATTTACTGAATATATCTCCAACCTCTTCTGATCTTATTCCATCAATTTTCAATTGAAATACTGGATATGTTTCTATTTTCATAGTAGCTCTGTCGAAAATAGAATAAACTGGTTTTCCATGCTGACCTAGCACAAGATGGACGTAGTCTTCTGACTCTCTTCCCCCATACTGCTCAGTAGCTCTTAACTCATCTTCTTCACTAAATCTTGGATTTTGTATTGAGCTGATTCTGTGTTTTGTATAATTACTGTTTTCTATGTCCACATGATAACAGACATTGTTCTCTCTAATTCCAGTGGGAACTCCAGAACACATTAGCCTATATCCAGGTGTAAACGTATTTATAATTGGCTGTAATTCTGTAAATGTACCGTTAGGATAATAACCATCCTCATCCAACATTACAAAAGGGGTGTGCAATCCAATTACATTAGCCCCTGTACCACTTTGTCCAGCTATACGGCACATCAACTGTGCTGTGCTCGAAAGTGTGACTGTATAATCTGAACTATTAAATCCATTTCTACTACTAACCAGGTTCTTTATAAAAGAATTGCTTCTATAGGTTCTAAGAATTTTTGACCAGACTGGTTCTAAATGAACTTTATTAGGTACTGTGTATATAACATAGTCTTGTGGAAAGACATTAAAAACTAAAAGCCAGGTCATAAGTCCAACCAATGCCTCTGATTTTCCTACTGCTCTCCCACAACACAAGGAAACATATGGATTGAAATCACATAAAAACTCTTGCTGATACCATGACCACTCGAATACATCTCTAACCTCATCGTCTCCTCTATCTATATTATAAATAAACTCTGTACAAAGAACTGGGTTCCTGAGTATTTCATATAAAATTAAATCTTGCTGGTCTACCTTTTCAATTACAGCCATTGTGCCTTTCTATCCTAGAATCTTTCTATTGTTCTTTGGCTAATTCCTATATTTAGCTTGGAAGCCAGTTCCAGTATTAATTCCACATCGCTGAATTTTAAAACATCCTCTAATTTAACTAACATAACATCGTTCAAAGACTTCTTGGACTTTGGAGTTCCAACCGACGTTGTAATCTCCACACCCTGAAATACCTTTTCTGCCAAATCCTTAACTCTTTTAAGTTGTTTAGACTTTTCTTCGTCCTGTGTATAAATATGTAATTTCATCTTCTTTTATTTCTCCAATATTCTATTTTTGAAATCTCATCGTCTCTTGTGTCTATCAGCAACGGGGCTTTGATTGTTTCTTCTGCAAAGTTACCACCCCACTTGCTTTTATAATAATCTCTATTATTCTCAAAGTATCTGCTTGTACTTCCGTCAGTTCCTTGGTTTATTACTCTACTCCAGAAGTGGAAGAATCTAGCGTTTGCTAAAGTACAGCTCTTGATTGGATATTCAGCCATCCTGCGTGCGTAGTCATTATCAACAAAATATGCTGGATAGAAATTAACGTCTGTGTATCCTATCTTATCAAAGCTGGATTTTTTGTATAAGCACAAATTTTGAATGTCTAGAAGTTGCATATCTAGTATTTCCTGTGGCTTATCATATTCCCTAAACTGCATCCAAGGGCTTTCATTAAAGTCATAGAAGAGTTTCTTACTTCCGTGAAAATATCTGGAGACTTCTGGATAGTCCTCAACAAGATTACGAACATCATATTGAAGAGCATTTATACATTCATATTCCGTTTCATCTGCCAATTCAATCAAGGATTCTATCGCATTGGGATATGCTACTATATCATTACCTGCTATTATAAGATAATCATAGTTATTTTCTTTCCAAGCATAGTCAAAAATATCGTTAAGACAGTATGGAAACCCATAGTTCTGGTCGTGAACTTTGAACTTAATTTCTGGTTCCGTCTTTAACCAGTCAAGTGTTTTGAAGTCGTTGGGCTTTCCCACTATTGTAAAAATGTCTATCGGGGTTTTAGTTGTTTCTCTAACTGATTTAACACAGAGCTGTGAAAATTCACAGTTTCCAAATGTTACGAATGCAAACAAAGTTGTGCTCATTCTGAGATAACCTCTTCAATCTTTCTAATCACTCCAGATACGTCTGTAGCACCAGACCAGTATCTTCTTATTTTTACTGGGGTGTTTACTACAAAAGATGCTCCTTGTGGTTTATATGTAAACGATAATAATTTCTTATTTGGGTCCATTACATTTTTCTTGGTCTGTGTAAACACATGTGGTCCTGAATTTCTCCCTATCAGTGTTGAACAGAAAGTACTGAGATAGGAAATCTCAGGTAAGTCAAAACCAGAAACACTTGTCAGGCTACTTGTATCAAAGATGTTAGTGCAAGTTGTCAAGAAAGCATGAGATACTATAAATACCTTATTTGCATTATTTCTAGCTACAGATTCTATTATGTCAGTAGTATCAAAGTTACTAGCTTGCATAGATTGAACAAGTCCGTTGTCTATAAAAATCTTTTCTTGCTTAAAATTTTTCAGAAACTCATCAATACTTTTTGTGTTATAAACAGAATAATCTATGTCTGGTATAAAATCAATAGCACTACCAGAAAGTCTTTGCTTGATGTGTTTAGACAGCATCTCATTGTGCATATCTAGTAGTCTTTCTGGGGTACACCCAATTCCACGAAGAACATAGCTGCTATCCCTTCCAATCCAAGTATTCCAAGCCATTGAATTATTCTCAAATCTTATTAAGTCAGTCATACTATCAAATATTGTTTTATCAAAGTCCATAAACTTCAGTTCAGGAATATCTAAAAGAATTCTAGGATGCTTAACGTGAGAGTAATAGTATTCTGTAGCTGGAACGAGTTTCATAATAGATTTTACAAATTCTCTGCTTTCAAAAATATCACCAGCACCAAATTCGTTGAAAAATACTAACTTATCTAGCATCGGTTTTCTTTCTAAAAACAAATGTAGCAAAAGAGTAGTTACATCCGTCATGAGTAAACTCGGCTGTACCAGACCAGTCAGGGACATCCACTAAGTCACATCCGTTGTCAGTAAGTATCTTGGTTAATCTAAACTCTAAGTCA